GCCCGCCACGGAGCAGGAAAAGACCAGGGCCGCGGAGCTTATACTCCGCGCCTACATATCGCAGCACCCGGAGGCGCTGCGGAAAAAGGAGGAAAAAACATGATAAAAATCGAGCACGGCAACCTCAGCATCAGCGGCTCAGGCGAAGAGACGACGGCCGACCTGCTGTCGGTGCTTACCGGCTACCGCGAGATGCTTATTGAGCAGGCCGGACTGACTCCGGAGCGGGCAGGCGACTTAATGGAGACGATCTGCGACATAAGCGGCAAGCCGTACGCGCGGCAGGCAATCAACTGCATAGCGAGCCTTGGCAACCGCACCCCATCCGCCGCCGAGGCTGACGAGAAGAAGCAGCCCGAACGCAACGACAGATGGGTGGCGTTTGTGTTGGCAACCTTAGCGATGATATTCGGAATGGGCCCAAGGGGCGACGAGCCGCAGGCATAAAAAAGCCCCGGCGCCGAAGCGCCGGGGCGTGCCCCGGGGAGAAGAAAACGGGGCATAGGAAAAACTACGCTTATATTATAGCAAAAAGGGAGAGATTTTGCAAGATGGATGTACCAACAAACGGCGAGGTAATCGCGTGGGCGGTGCTGTGCGTGTCGACGGCAGTGGGCACGTTGCGGTTTTTTATCCGCGAGTGCATCACGGCGGATCGCCGGGAAGAGGAGCGCCGCAATGCCGACTTATAAAACCAGAGTGCACCGCGACGGACGTCGGCGCGACGAGACTCAGCCGTACCTGCACACGGCGCGGCACTCGATGTCGCCGACCGCCAAGCTGGCCGTTGCGATAGTGCAGCAGGCCGTCGAGGACTGGGACGGGCTTATAAAGCGCAAGGCGTGGCGGCTCGGCGGGCAGCAGCCCGTCAGCACACAGTCCTCCGCCGCGGGCGCGAACTCTACGTTTACGGAGATACGGCTATTCTTCCGCCGCGGCTTCGTCGAGCTGCTCCTGCCGGACGGCTCGGCGCTGACGCCGGAGGGGATGTTGGAGATTTTGGAGCGCCGCCTGCAGACGGCGATGGAGGCGGACACCGAATGGATGCAGCAGCAAAAAGAGATGCAGGCCGATGCGGCGAGTGCGCATACCTCCGCATAGAGCAGGGGCCGGGCGGAACGACCTGCGCCCGGTGCTTTGACCCGGACAACAGGGAGATAGAGCGGTGGTACGGCCGCACGATAGACTACAGCGCGAGCGGGCGCGCAGACTTTAGACGCAGCACGCGCCGCCCGGCGTGGTGCAAAAGGAGAGACTACACAAAATGACAGACACACAGACACAGGCCCTCGCAAAGATAGACGAGGGAGCCAAAGCCAAGGGCTTCGGCAACGTCGCGGCGGCGATGAAGGACTTTATAGCGACGGCGCTGCGGGATTTTATCCGCCAGGACGCGGAGTTTGCGCAGGCGGTGGTGCAGGGCGGGAGCTTTGCAGAGTGCATGGCGGCGGTGGCCAAGGGCGTGGGCTCGCACATAAGCGATTTTGACGCATACGGCAAGGCCGCGGCGTTTTATTTCCCCGGCTGCAAGATCCGCTACAAGATGGAGCTTGACCTTATCGGAGACACGGCGGCGGAGGAGCCTGCGGACAAGCCCGCCGGGCTGCTGCTCGACCTCTCGGCGTTTTTGTAAGGTGCGGGGAATGGGAAGGTATGAAATGCTACAGCCGACGATGAACAGCCTCCCGCTTGAGGACTTCCCGGCGATAGATGCGGCGGAAGTCACGCGGCAGGTCAACCGGCTTTTTACGCCCTACCTCTTTATACGGCACGACCGGAAAGCCCACGTGACCGAGGTGCAGTGCAGCGTATGCGGCGGGAGCGGGAGCTTGCCAGACGTGATGCGCACGAATACAAATGCCGATGCGGAGATAATCTGGGGGCGGCACAACGACGAGGCCTGCTGCCCGTACTGCGGTGAGCGGATGCGGCTCAAGGAGCTAGGCCGCCTCGGCCAGCGCAAGAAGCTGCAAGAGTGGCATCCGGTGATTATACTCACGGAGCGGGACGGAGACATATACGCCCGTGGGTACTGGACAAGGAAGCAGTATAAGTGCGGGCTTACGGAGCCGCCGGAGTTTATGCTCACATACGCCTACCACTTTACGCCCGGGCGGGCGACGATATACACAAGCAACGGCTATTCCGGGAGCATCGAGGGCAACTACGACCCCGTACATCGAGTGATTACGGAGCCGTTTACCTCGGGTAATTATTTCTATTCATATGAGTCCTACGCCGTTATAGGGCTCTCGGAGATAGAGCGCAGCGCCTTCCGCTACTGCGGGCAGCACATCACCTGCCCCGGGTATGCGGTAACGTGGGGGCTTGAGACCTTCCATGTGCAGCACGATCTGATGAAATTTCTTGCTGCGTGCTGCATATACCCCCGGCAGATAGAGATGCTCAATAAAACAGGCTTCGCGGAGCTTGTGGACGATCTCGTCTGCGGAAGGAGGAAGAACGCAAAGATTTTTAACTGGCACGCCGATAGCTACAAGGACGCCTTCGGCCTCACGCGGCAGGAAATGCAGCAGTGGCGGGACAGCGGCGCACCGATGCAGGCGATAGCCGACTACAAGAGCCTACGCCGAGCGGGACAGCATCCGGACTTTACAACGCTCCGCGTGCTGCATCAGCTCTACTTTGATACCAACGGGCTCATAAAGCTTGCCCGCCGGTACGGAATAGAGACGGCCTGCTTGCACAAGTACTTATGCAAGCAGGCGCGGGAGAACATGGGCGAGAACTCCATGTACGGGCTTTTGGCCGATTACTACAATATGGCCGAGGAGCTCAACTGGCAGCTCGGAAGCCCTGCCGCGCCGCTGCTGCCGCGGGACTTGGTGGAAAAGCACGACGAGGCCGCCGAGGAGCAAAGAATCTTACGCCTCCGGAGGGCGGAGGCCGAGGAGAAAAAGCGCGCCGAGGAAATAGAGCAGCGCCGGATAGCGGCAGAGGAAAGCTTCCGCCAGCGCCGCGAAAAGTACAACGTCGAGCGGGACGGATATTTTATCCGGATAGCGGAGACAGAGAAAGAGATAGAGCGCGAGGGCAGGACTCTCTGTCACTGCGTCGGCGGCTACGCGCAGAGGCACGTTGCCGGAAAGCTGACAATATGCTTTATCCGCCGCACGGAGACACCGGATGCATCTCTGTACACGGTGGAGATGCATGGTAATAAGCTGGTACAAATACACGGCTACCGCAACGACGTAAACCTGCCGCGGAATAAGAAGCCGGAGGCGGTCATGGCGTGGCTGCTTGAGCCTTGGCTTGAGTGGCTCCGGCGCGGGAGCCCGCGCGACAAGAACGGCCAGCCGCGCTGGCCGAAAACCAAGAAAAAGGAGAAGAACGCAGCATGACGGAGAGCATGACACCCTCCCGCGATATACGGGAGATCACGGCGGAGATACGCACCATACAGGACAGCGTCCGCCGCACGGCGCTTTCGGGCGCGATAGAGATAGGCCGCCGCCTGACGGAGGCAAAGGAGCTTTTGCAGCACGGCGAGTGGGGCGACTGGCTCAAGCGGGAGTTTGAGTTTTCGCAGTCCACAGCGTCCCGGCTGATGCAGCTTTTTAGGGAGTACGGCGCGGATCAGGGCAGCCTTTTCGGCGCGGAGACAAAGTATGCAACGTTGCAAAATATCAGTGTTTCCAACGCTTTGCGGCTCATCGCGATACCCGACGAGGAGCGCGAGGAGTTTGCGGCGGAGCATGATATCGAGCACAAGAGCGCCCGCGAGGTGGATGAGCTGATACGCCAGCGACAGGAGGCGGACGCCCGCGCGGCGGCAGCAGAAAAGGCACTTGCCGACGCCGACGAGGGGCACGCCCTTGCTATGGCGGAGCTTGACGAGCGCCTCCACAGCGCACAGCAGGCCGAGCGCGACGCGAAGAGCATAGCCGAGACGGCCAATGCCCGCGTGAAGGCGCTTGCGGCGGAGCGCGACAAGACCGCCGCCGAGCTTGAGGAGCTGCGCTCCCGCCCCATCGAGGTGGCGGTACAGGTGGACGAGGAGGCCGTCAAAAAGGCGGCGGAGGAAGCCAAGGCCGAAGCCGAGCGGAAGGCAAAGGCAAAGCACGAAAAGCTGGAGAAGAAGCTCACGGCGGCGACGCAGGAGCTTGAGGCATACAAGGACGGAGACAACAAAGAGCTTGAGCAGAGCCGCGCTCGCGCGGCGGCGCTTGAAAAAGAGCTTGCGGAGGAGCGGGAGCGCGCCCGCAAGGCGGCAGAGCTGCAGGACGCTGACGTGAGCGCCTTTGGCGTCCATTTTGTAAACGTGCAGCGCGACTTTAACGATTTGCTCGTCGCGCTGAACAAGGTTCGCGCCGCGGCGCCGGAAACCGGGGAAAAGCTGACCAGCGCTGTGCGGGCGCTGGTGGAAAAGATAGGAGGCACACTATGAGCGATACAACAATTAAGGACGCCCAGAATTTGCGACAGCTTACCGAGGAGGAGCAAAAACAGGAGTGGCAGCACCGACAGATAAAGATATTTGAGCGCACGGCGGAGATGACAGAGTAGGCATATGAGCAGTGGAGAGCCTGCGTTGAGGTTTGCGCCCGAGCACAGGCCAGAGAGTACGCAAAGATATTTGCCCAGCTCCGTAGCCTGCCGATACCCTACGCATGGTACGGGGGCGCGCCATATGAAACTATCTAAAATAGCAAAACTTTGCGTACGGGCAAAGCGCGTATACCTCTACGACGACCCTGAGCGCGGCATACAGTGGGTAGGCGACGGGCACGGCTAGGAAAAAATTACATTTAAGGAGAACGCATATGAACGAGAAAATAGTTACCAGTCAGGCAGAGCTTGACGCGATACCCGTAGATTACAACGGCAGGATAATCATAAAGTTCGGCACCCCGGCCAAGCGCGCAGTCGTGAACAAAAAGTATCTGCGCTCCGTCGAGGCGTGGGAAAACAGCTCCGTCGTGG